TTTCAGTAATTCTTTTGTAGGAAAAGCTATTTTACTTTTTCTTGTAGTGTCTGCTGCACTTCACAGCACAGTATCCGGTCTGCTTTTAGCACTTGTATTAGTCATGCTTACTGAATACCGCTATGAAGGATTTGAAGGCAAAGATAGCGATGACACCGAAGCCGATAGCGATGACACGGAAGCCGATAGTTCCAGCGCGATGAATGATTTCAGGAAGAAAAACTGCAAAGCTAAGGATGGGTCAGATGAGGAAATTTTCGTCGATGCGAATGGAAACGAAATGAATTTAGATGAAATTAAGAAAAAGTATCCTAATTTAAAATTTGAAAATGGTGATTGTAATCCTTGTTCGGCAGATTGTTCGTTTAGCATAAGCGAGGGTGAAGAACAAATAACTACTGACGAGTCTCTGCGACCAAAAGACTCTAACGAAATACCTGTCAGCCGCCCCAATACTGACGCTAGTTAAAATCCTTTGATAGTATATATGTCCTACTTGTTGTATGTACTATTTTTTGTAATTGGAATATTCATATGTCAAGAAATAAAGACTCGTGAAAATTTTGATAATATGCGTGATACCGCACAAGGACATCTTCGAAGGATGCACAGGAACCTCAGGAATGGGACTACAAATGTATCATCTAATGTAAGCTACAAAATACGGAAACATACACGCCAGCTAGGATTTTAATTTCTATCTATTAATTAATGCTAGACAAACTACAAATATATCTCAAACGACTCAATGATAGTAAGTTCTTGATGGGAGTAGCTATGTTGCTTCTAAATGTTGGCTCTAAATATGTGGAAATGGGATTTAGCAAAACTCAAGAAGAAGCACTAAGAAATGGCATTGGAAGAGAGCTATTGATATTTGCGATGGTTTTTATGGGAACACATGACATTATATTATCGATTATCATGACTGCATCCTTCGTTGTCCTGTCAAATTATCTATTCAACGAGAAAAGCAAATTTTGTCTTATACCAAATCGCTTACAAAATATCGCAAGAGTAACTGATAAAAATAACGATAAAATAATCTCTGAAGCTGAAGAAAAGGCTGCTCTCGATACCTTGAGAAAAGCTGAAGATCAAAGGAAAAAAAAAATCCAAGGAGATTTTACAAGTTATATGGGCGCTTATAAGCTCTGAATCATAATCTTTTATCAACTTAATATAAGATTATGTCAAGTCAACTTAAAATAAATATTGAAACACGAGGCGAACATACGACAAAACCCGGAGAACCTATCCTATATAATGTTTCCATGAGTGATCCTAATCTACAATCTAGCAACATTCTGTATCTTCCTCCTACTCTGAGTGTCACAAAGAAGAGTATTCGTAATGCAAAGGTAGGTACAGATGACAAAAATATTTTTATAAATCCTGGAAATTTGGATAAGGTTCTGAAATATATAATAAGTAAAGGATTTCAAAAAACATCAGCCAAAAAGGCAAAGGAAAAGGGAGTCGTTCTGAACAATATCAAGTTATTAAAAAGTATTTATTTTCCAAGCCGTGGAAAGTTCTTCATAGACGGAAAAGCATATTTAATTAATAAGAGTGAAGTTGTTAAAAACTCTATAAAGGAAAAAAATATTAATCCGACAACAGGAGTACCTGGAAAGTATGACGTGACTATTAAGCTGTCACTTTTGGACGCAAGGAAGAAACCAGGGAATCTTGATTTTCAGAGGCTTTCATGCAAAGATAAGGCAGAAAAGATAGACAATCTTTCAAAAGAACTATTAGGAGTTTCATTCGGTCTCTATAAAGGCACAACAGGACCTTATAACATACAGAGACCAGTGCTATATACGAGCGAATCAACAGGTTTCACCGCAAATCCTGATCTGCCTCCACCATATAATCCAGAAGTATCTACTGTATATCCCGAACCATCAGCACCACCATTTGAAGGACCTAGAGGTGGCACACGTTCTAAAAAATATAAAAAAAGGAAACGGAAAACACGGCGTAAGAGGCGCTAATCTACTTCAGAAGATTATGCAGTTGAGAAATATTTGATTCGGTAAAGCCATCCACAAGTTCCTTCGGGATATTCGCGAAGTCTACAAGCAAACTATTTCTCATATATGTTTTTTGAGCTTCAGGTTGTTCTAAAAGTTTTTCATCAAACATATCTCTGTCCTTATAAAATTTCATTGCTGTCTTCGGACCACATTTATCGAATACTGACGATATATTGTCACTCTTATCACCAGACACAATCTTACAGAATAGATCTTGTTTGGGACATCCAGAACAACTTTTTGCTTCTGTTAAATCTTTGTACTGGAGCGAATATATATGGATTTTTTCCTCGGCAAGTTGTAAATAGTCAGTATCGCTTGTGATTATCCAAATATGTGCGTCTGGAAAAGACTTCCTGATATGCTTCGCAGTTATAGCAATACAATCATCGGCCTCCAACGTCGGATATGCGAACTCCGCATGTACTCCAGCCTTTTGAAATAAATTTTCTCCATATGTCATGGCAAAGAATGGACCGACGCTCTTAGAGCTGTCAGCACGAGTGCCTTTGTATTCAGGGTGTATGCGATTCCTCCAAATCTCAGTTCTGGGACAATCTTTTCCCACTATCTTTATAGACCCCTCGATTCCCAGTTTCTTATCAATCTCTCCTATTTTACTTAAGAATGTCTCTCGAAACTTTGTTTTGAATATTTCACTTTCACATGGAATCGCTTCTTCGCTGGGTTTCGCATGTTTCCACCAAACATTCAACGCGTGGTATCTGTAAAATATACAATAGCTTCCATCTATTAATACGAAGTTCATAGTTGTGTTAAACATAACTATGAAGTTTAAAATAATTCAATTTTTCCTATATCAGCATTCAAACATGGAGGAATCAAATATCTCTCCTGCTGCTGTTTTTATATTTTCAAGATAAGATGTATTGTGACTTAATTTAGAACATACACTGTCCGATATGGCTAACGCGAGTTCTATTTTGCAAAAGCTTCGTGATAGAGATAAATTATGGACGCACAGTATTTTATTAATTTTGAAGAGGTCTGAAGGTATAAGATTTTTGTTATGTGTAAAAGCATTTTGTGTAATCTTAGCTATAGATTGGATCAAACTATCATAATCTTCTTTCGAAAGTGAAAACAGCGTATCCTTTGGTTCAACCAGACTCTCTATAATAGAAGAAGCGGCTTCTATGTAATTGTCATTATCTGACATGTTCGAAAAAAACTTATAAAAATAATTCTGTTCATCCTTTGTCATCCTCCCCATGATACCGAAGTCTATAATTCCAAGTCTTTTCTTACCATCACTTTCTTTAATAAATATAATATTTCCGGGATGTAGATCCGCATGATAGAAACGATCAAATAAAATACTCTTCATTCCAAATTTTGCTAGCATCATGGAATATTCATCTTTATCACATTCTTCGACTTCTAAGAGCTTCTGACCTTCTATATAATCCATTACTATAACTTTACTATTTTCTGTGGTATATTCTGAATATACATGGGGAATAGTTAGGTAGTCTACATATTTTGCATTTTTGTACATCTGCTGGATATTTTCAACTTCCATATTAAAATCTGTTTGTTCGATCATCATACTTCGGTTTTCCCTAATGATATCCTTTATATTGGTATTCTGAATGAATGGGAATCGTCCAATGAATCTAACTAGAAAATCTATTTTATCTAATGCGTCCATTATTTTGATACCAATATTCTTTCGTATAACTTTAATAATCACACGTTTCTTCGATCCTGTCTTCATACGTCCTTCATACACCAGGGCGATCATACCGGCCTTTATAGGTTTAAGATCAGGAGATAATGTAATTGCTATATCTGGATTTGTCTCACCCACCTTTCTGATACTACTAATAAATGAAGTATCTATTTCGCTCTCCTGAAATGGTGCATTATCTGTGTAATTTGACAGATATTCTATCTGCTTCTTATCGAGTAAAAAGGAATTAGTTGACAAAGCTTGAAACAGTTTGACATAAAATATATTCAATTCACCAAGATTGTAAGTGACATTTTTCGTGCACTCATATTTATCTCTCCCCGCAAAATAACAGAACCTTTCTAAAAAAAGAATTGAAAACGTCTTAATGACGAACAAAAGGTTATTCATTATTCTATTACTTTACTATTTAATATTCTCTATAAACGTTTTCAGTCTATAAAATATTTTTTTCATTAAAAGGCCGATGATATTTTCCATATAAATAGGAAGTTCCTCATTCAGATTTATGTTGAAAACATATTGAATGGTTATTTCATGATCGTTCTTCTGATCTATATAAAGGTTTGCATAATCGCCAGTAACTTGTTCACAACCTTGTGGAACCTTTCCAGTATAAGGAACACTTTGGCTTATGAATTGAGTTTGGTTTTCATGTTGCAACCTTTGTGTTCGGATAAACATGTATTTTTTAGATATGCCTACCTCAGCACCAAAGCGTTTAAATACTAAAAGAAAATCCATCATTGTAGGTGAATGCTCGTTAACTACTTCTATACTTTCAACAATATCTTCATTCAATGTTCCCAAAAGTTCATATAACTTGAAATTAATCAAATTACCAATTTGAATATTTGGATTTTTCGCTTGAAACAATAATTTATAATTATTGAGGTTTTTATTTCTTTTCAATAGAATATTATGTTTGTTACATATTGTTGTTTCTGTATTTACAGGAGCTTCCATCATGTATAATAAAATATACTAAAGTTTTATATGGTATTGAACGTGATGAGAAATATATAATATATAAAATATTGATGATAATGCTTACACTATAGAAGATAATACAATGTGATATACTAATTATTCATTCAAGGTGAAATGTAGTGTAATATAATTAACTCACTACATAGATGTAGTTCCTTAAAATGGACGAAATGGAAGTTGAAATCGGTGTAGTAAAATTTTATTTTTTTTCTAATTCATTTTTCAATTTTTCAAAATTGGACATACTTTTTATGTCCAAAAATGAAATATGGAATTGAGAATGAAAAGTGAAAAAAAATAAAAAAACGTTTTAGATCATAATGCACTAAAAACCAAAATGAAAAAAAAACATTTGTTACTGAAGATTTTTTATTATTTTTTTTTAAAAGGATTTAGGAACCTTTTTATCTTACCATATATTAAGCAATAATGGTATTAAATAAAGGTCCCAAAAGGTCCCTGAAATTTTATTGTAAATGTTGTGACTATGGTGCGAGCAAGGGAAGTCGTTTCGAACGCCATTTATTGACTGCAAAACATAAAATGGTAACAAATGGTAACAAAAAAACGCCTAGGAATGCCCCCTACATATGTGAATGTGGAAAAGAATATAAGCATGGTCCAGGGTTGTCTAGACACAAGAGAAATTGCGATTATGACTCTGATATTGTAGATGAAGACGCAAAAGAAGATAATGTAGATTACAAGAAGATGTGTATGACTTTGATAAATGAAAAGGACAGTAAAATTATGAATTTGGTAAAGCAAAAAGACAGCGAAATTATGAATTTAGTAAAGCAAAACAGCGAAATTATGAAGACGATAACAGAAATGGCACCTCTTATAGGGAACAACAACAACAACATTAACAACAACAACGTCAACATTAATATATTTCTAAATGAGAAATGCAAAGATGCGATCTCTATGGACAAGTTCATTCAAGGTATTGAAATTTCTATGAAAAACTTACTAACAACAAAGGATAAAGGACTCGCAGAGGGTATTTCGAACATATTCATAGAGAACATGAACAAGTTATCGTTGCATGAGCGTCCTTTACATTGTACGGATACGAAACGTGAAACACTATATATAAAGAATGACGAATGGGAAAAGGACAACGACAATAAGCAAATAAAGGAAAAAATGCGGGATGTCGCTCAAAAACAGGTACGAAGCCTCAATAAATGGACGAGAGAACATCCGAATTATATGAACGTCTCGCATTTGCAGGATGAGTACACGAAGCTCGTCCAAGGAATTTCCGATACATTGGATCAGAATGAAGGGAAAGTCTTGAAAAAGGTCTGCAATAATGTATATTTGTCTGATAGGGGTGAAAACATGACAATAGAATAGCCCTCATATGTGTAGGTAGAAAATATTATAAAATATAAAAAGAAAATCCCTCCGAGGAGGGCGTTTCAGTTTTATTTTTTATATACATGTTTTTGTTTTTTTTGTTTTTATGCTAGTGCTGGGTTTCGCTGTATATCGGTTCTGCATGTCGGGCATTTTGCGCTCCCGTGTCGGGAGGTGTGCCAATGTTTGATGCACCCGTAGCAGTATGTATGTCCGCACTCTCTTAGTCTTAGCGGGTCGGTATAGGTGTCATCCATGCATATTGCACAGGGCTCGCTTGGTTGTTCGGTGGGTCGCTGCTCCATCGCCGCCTCTGCTCGCGTTTCTTCCCGATTCTGTAGCTCCGCCGCTTCTGCCTCAAGTCGTCGGCGACGTTGCGGCTGCTGCTGCTGCCACTGCTGCCGCTGCGGCTCGAAGGCCAAGTCGTACTCACGCCGCCACTCAGCAAAAGTGATCACAGCCTCCTGCCCCCCCTCCAAAAGGCGGATGCGGTGCGCTTCTCGCCAAGCGCGATGCATATCTTGCCGACGCTGTTGGGGTGTCTGTGGGTCGTCGGGAATCTTCCCCTGCCTTTGAAGCTTTTTGTATAGTGCCCCACTCTTGAGGATTTGCCGTCCCGTTAGTGGGTTTCTCACAGTACGGGTGCGATGAGGTTGCGGGTGTGGGTTTACTTGGACCGCTTGGGGCGCTTGGACCGCTGGAGCTGCCGGTGGCGCTGGAGCCGCTTGAGACGGCTGGACTGGGGTCAAGACTGGCGCGGCCGCTTGTATCACAGGCGGTTCCCATCGTGGGATATGCCCGCATATCTCCATCGTTCTCAGTAGCCTGTCCCTTGCGAGTGTTGCCTTTATTACCGCACTCGTCCGTCGCTCTTCCATCGGGACGGACGAGTGCGGCGAGTATCCCCCTACTGCTTTGGCGATTGCGGTCTCCCATTTTGTGTTAATCGCACTCGGATTTATTTCTTCGGTAATCGTTATTTCTAGCGATGTGAGGTCTGCCTCTCTTATCCCGAAGTTCCGCATCATCTGACTCCGATGGTGGGTTGCTGTCATGACGCTCATGATATTTCTGACTTTAGGTCTAGATGTGTGTGGTGTTGGGTTGCTTACCAGCTCTTCGCAGAAATCCAAATCAATTTTTTTTTGACATGACTCATTTCTCGCTTTACATTCAAAAATCATCATCACCATCCACGCCCTCACAGCAGGATGGCGAGGCAACACGAATACCGCTTTTTTTGGATGTAAAGCGAGAAATGAGTCATGTCAAAAAAAAATTGAAACTTTTTTTTGCGAAGCATGGTAAGCAACCCAACAC